CATCAATCTGTTCTTTACTCATCTTGCCATTATAATGTAACCATTTGTCCTTAAGTAGTACCTTAAAGTCAAGTTCTGCTTTTTTGAGTTTCATACGGTTAACAGAAAGTAATTCGAGATATTTACCGTGTAATTTTGCGGAGTCTCTTGAGGCCTCATCTAAATTCATCTCATCGATGACTGAGTCTTTCTTCCACATTTCTAAGATTTCTTGCAAATTGTTCATACTATTATATTATACCATACTTTGGTGAATTTGTAAACTGTTTTTAGAAAAAAACTTAGACAAATTCAAAGTTTGTATATGCAAAGGTTACATCCATTTGCGCATACTCAACGCCTTCAACTTGAACATCAAACTCGACTGGAGTAAGATTAGTTGGAAAACCGTCTTTAAACTTAATTTCTTTTGTTACGTTATTGTGTGATGATAATATTAATAAAGTTGCATCACATTTAAATTCTTCAGCATTATTGGTTTGAGCAAGATTATGTAACCAATCAAATGTCTCTATATAGTTTTCCATATTTTCAGTTATATTAACTCTCAGTGCAAGATCTTCAAATGATAAACGATCTCCTGTAAAAGCTAAATTAACTCCACGATATGGACTATCAACTGCACTTATACTAATTCCTGGTAATGTGGCAGCAACTGCAAAGTATTCGAGATTTGGATACTTTGTAAAGTCTATTTTAAATTGAAAGCCGACTGGGCTTAGAAAGTTTTTATTTGTAGTTAATGTTGCCATATATCTATTTATACAAAAAGAAAAGGGAGTCCGAAGACTCCCTTAAAAAGAGTATTAACTCTGGTTTACACCATGATGTCGTCAACTCTGAAGATTCTGAAGTATTGGTTAGATCTGTCTGAACCGATACCATCAAGAGCTACGAATGGGTTTGCGACCATGCCGTATCTTGTTTTGAATCCTATTCTTGGTTGGAAATCATTCTCACCAACGGCTTTAACCATTGTTAGTGGAACGTATGGGCAGTAGAATAAACCTGCGTCATATGGATTAGATCCTCTGTAACCAACACAAACAAAGTCTACAGTTGAATATGGATCAATGTAAACTTTAACTCTTCCATTAAGAACACCAGCAAAAGTATTACCTGTGTCATCAACGTTTAAGTTAGCTGAAAGTGCAGGTGTGTAATCTAACATACCAGCAGCTGCTAGAGCTGAAGCTACGTCTGAAGAACAAAGGATAAAGTTACCTTTACCTCTTCTTGTTTCTTTAGCGATTACGTTACACTCTCTTTCTATTTGCATGATTAAACCTTTGAATCTTTCAACCATCCATCTTCCATCAGAGTCGGTATTGACATCGAATATACCAGAAACAGCTGTTGAAGACTGTAAAGCTCCGATTTTAGCAGTTTTAAGAACTGTTCTAACAACTTCTCTATTGATTTCCGCTAGGATCTCAGCAGATAGAATGTTAGCAAGTTCGCCTTCTGCGTCTAAACCGTGGATAGCTTTAAGGTCTTGAGCTAGTTCCATAGTGTATTCAGCTTTAAGAGCTCTTGACTTAGCAGTCACTGTTGATTTCTCAATAGTGAAAGCCATTTCGCCGTATGAACCGTCGCCGGTTTCACCAACGCCAAGTCTCTCTGCAGCTGCTGTTGACAAACCAGAACCGAATGTTGAAACTGTATCAGCTTCGTCAGCGATTGTTGCGTCTGTGTCAGCATCTGTAACACCACTTAATCCTGTTGGATCAGCTTGGTGTGTTCCAGTTCCTGAGAAGTCAGTATCAGCTTCGTTATATAAAGCTTCAGTACCGTCTTGTGTGCTGTATTTTGACTTCATTGCAAAGATAAGTCCTGTAGGACCACTCATTGGCTGAACGCCAGCGATATCATAAGCAATCAAGTTAGGCATTGCTCTACGTACAAGAGAGATCAATACTGGGTCGAAAGTTCCAATGTTATTTGGAGCTGAACCAGAACCGATGTTGTTAGCTGCTGCAGCCTCAGAAATGAAATTTCCTTGTGCTTGAGCTCTTTCTTCTTGTAGGGCAACCTCTTGGTTTTCTAATAGTCTAGCTGTAACAGCTTTTCTATATCTGTCGGAAATAGGAGCAGCTGACTCGTGATCGAGAACAGGACCCCATTTTTCCATTAGTTTTGCGTCTGCTTGAAACATTTTAGTTATTCCCCTAAATTATTTTACAAAGTTTGTTATAGCTTGAGTGTATCTAGACATTGACTCGGATACTGCTTCTTCTGAAACATTATCTTCGCCTAATAGACTATCAACTTCATCAACTGATTCTTCAGAATCTTGTTTGAAGTATGATTCTTTAACAGTTTTCACTTTCATTTCGAAAGATTCTTTGTTATCGAATTCGATATCTTCTACTAAAGATGTTAATTTCTCAGCTTCTGTTTCTGCAAGCCCTGAAGATGCTTCTCTTACTACTTCCTGCTTTTCAAAATCTTGAACTTTAGAATGTAGCTCGATGTTATCTTCTGTGGTTTTATTTAAAGTTTCTTCTAGCTCATTAACTTGCTCGTTGAGTTCATCAACTAAGTCAACTTTACCTTCTGGAACTTCGATATAGTGTTCTTTAAACACTGACTGTAAAGAAGTCATAAAGTCTTCAGCAATTTCAGTTCTAAGACCGTTTTGTACTGCAACTTCATTTTCTTTCATCCAATTTTCAACAACGTAGTTTAAGTAAGAATCTACTTTTTCTACTAATGAACTTTGAATGTCAGTTACTTCTTCTTCTAAGTTTTGCGCGTACTCACCTTCTAATCTTTCGATTTCTTGTGATAACTTAGATGTTAACACAGCTTCGAAAATAGCTTGAGCTTTTCCACGGAACCCGTCTGAAAGAGTTGCCTCTTCCTTGATGATGTTTTCTAAGTCTTCGTCAAAGTCAATAGCTTCTACTTTCGCTTTAGCTTTTGGATCTTCAGCTTTCTTAACACCTTTTACAGCGTCATCAGCTGATTTGACTGAAGCTTCTTCGTCATCACCGAGAACCATTTTTGAGAACATTTTTTGCGCCTGTTCTTTTTTAGCAGCTTTGAGCATATCTACTGCAGCTTGAATTACGCCAGCTTTCGTTTTTGGAACTTTAACAGTTTCCTTTTTAGATTCATATTCTTCTTCAGAATCATCATCCTCATCTTCATGCTTGCCTTCTTCAATAGTTTCTTCTTCAGTAGTTTCAACTTCCTCGTCTAAAATTTCTTCTTCAACGAGCTCTTCTGAAACTTCTTCTGTTTCTACTACTTGCTCTTCAGATATGTCTTCTGCTACTTCGTTTTTAATAGCGTCGTCTGACATAATCATTCTCCTATGATTTTAGATTTAACTTAGAGAGGAAATTCTTAAAAGCTCTTATCTCAGCTTCTGGCAATCCAGCAGCTGGAGTGCTTTTAATTTCAGTCTCAATTTCTTCAATATCTCGTTGACGAATAAGCCCATTGTCCCATATCCATTCAACTCCTTCCATAACACCATTAACAAATGCTGATGGTGCGGATGGATCTTGAACTATATCGATTGTTGATAACATAAAGTCATCACCCACATATTGAGCTCCGTTCTTCTGTACGAGACTTCCCATACCACGACTTGATACACCAAGCTTAACACCACCTTCGAGTAGTCCTTCGACTATTTGTCCCATAGGGGTCTTAAGAATTGATGCTTTTCCTATAACATCATTTCCCTGCCAACGCAGATCAGTGATTTTATGAGAAACTTTATCCAGGTTTACAGTTGGTCCTTCTGGATGATTTAATTCTCCAACTGCTCTTCCTGTTTTAACTTGTTCGGAGATATACTTATTGACTGCCTTTTCCATGACATTCTTTTCGTATATTCTACCATTTCTGTTCTTTTTGTTCGATTGCATGAATACGCCTTCGATAAAATAGTTCTTAGAACCATCTTTCTTAGCTTCGCAAATCGTTTCTAAATTGTTTTCTACGTATTCAGTAATTAACTTCATATTAGATACCTAATAGTTTAATCATATCGTTTGCGGCTTTTTGAGCCTCTTTTTCGTTTTTGTAGTTGTTATCGAGAAGTTCGCCATCTACATAAACTCCAAACTTAGTTCCTTTTTTAGTAAGAATAACTTCTTTATCCTTACGCTTTCCAGCTTTAAAAGACTT